CCATTCATTCCATTATTCATTGGTCCATTAATTGCACCATTATTTCTTCCATTCATTCTATTATTAATTGGTCCATTAGTTGCAACATTATTTCTTCCATTCATTCTATTATTAATTGGTCCATTAGTTGCATCATTAGTTGCAACATTATTTCTTCCATTCATTCCATTATTCATTGGTCCATTAATTGCACCATTATTTCTTCCATTCATTTCATTAGTATTTAATCTTTTTTCTAATTGAAAACTATAATCTTTAACAACTTCATAATCCATATTATCATGAGTTGAAGGAGTTCCTGCTCTAGATACAATAGGAGACCCTTTAACTAAAACTAAATTACTAATATAAAATTCATCATTTGGATAATTAACAATAATTTTAAAATCTTTTCCAAATCTAGATTTTTGTTTTTTAAATTGTTCAGATGGTTGAAAGTATAATAAATCTACTAAGCATTTTTTATTGTAATTTCTATTTCCATATATAGATTTAACTCCTTTTTCATATAAAAATGGTATTATTTCTTTTGATAAAATATCATTGTTATCTTCAGTTTCTAATGAAGCTTTGTAATATTTACCATCAAAATTTAAATTAAAATTAGAAAATTTACATTTTAATTTAGAGAAGTCTTTAGATATAGATTTAAGTAAAAATGAAATAATTTTACCCATATATAATTCTGCAACTTCTTTTGTAAAATATCCTAAATAAATTACTTTATTCATACAAATATTTGGATAATGTAAATCATTTAATTTATATTTTTTTATTATATTTTTTCTAACTAATTTTAATTTTTCAACTAATAATTCATCATCTATAACTGAACCAATAAAATAATGATTTTTGCTATTATTAGAATCTTTAGAAGTATTATTTTCAGTTTTTTTATTTCCACTAAATGGGTTTCCTAATCCTAAAAAATCCATGTTATCTAATTTATACAATTATTTTTATTTTTATTTAAATATTTTTAAATATTATTTTTAAAATTATTAATTTTAAATTAATCAAAATTAATAGTAGAATTAATTTTTTTCATATTATTTTCAAATTTCTTTGATATTGTATATAATAAATATTTCTTTCCGTTTTCATATTTTTCTTTAGCTTTTAAATCATATTTATGAATTCTTAATAATTGTCTTATTAATGTTATTATTTTTTTTTCATTTAAGTTTTCTAAATATATTTTATGCTTACATTTAATATAAATTTTTTTTAATATTTCCATATTTTCATTTATAATATTTTTTATATTTTTAGTAGTTAATGTTTTTTTAGAGAAACTATAATTAATAGTAGTATTTAATTCTATTTGAAATAATTTATGTATAAAATCAATTACAAATTCTAAACTTATATCTTCTCTAAATAATTGATTTTTTATATTTTCTTTTTTTTTTAATGAACTTTCATCAAATAATATAATAGAATCTAAGTATTTATCAATATCTTCAAATATTATTTTTCTTTTCATGTCTATATTAAACGCATATTTTTATTTATTTCATAATTTTTTAAAAAAATAGATTTTTTAAATATTTTCTTTAGGAATAGCCATAGTTCTAGCTGCAGGAACATATTGTGAAATATTAATATCATCCTTTTTCTTTCTTGTACTCGTATATTGAAATTCTGTAAAATTATTTAAGTTTCCTCCTTGATTTCTTAAAAAATCATTTCTATCTTTATTACGAATTTTTTCAATTTCATCTCTTCTTGTATTTACAGGATTTCTATCAATAAATGTATTAATTTCCTGAGAATTATTAATTGTTTCAAAATTAGACATATAAAAATTTTGTGCATAATTATCTTGATAATTATTTTGAAATTTATTTTGAACAGGATTTATTTGACTATCTAATCTTGTATTTGTAGGATTCATATAATTACCTTGATTTTGGTTATAAAATAATTCTGCATTTCTATCAAACATATAAGATTCATGTTTATTTTTAATTGGTTTAGAATCACTAGACATTTGAGGAAAAGTTATAGGTTTATTGTTTCTATTTTTATTTATTTCATCATCAAATAAAAAATGGTTCATATTCTTAAATATATATTATATTTAAATTTTAAATAGTAAATAAATTTGATTTAAATTTGATTTAAATTTGATTTAAATTTTAAATATTAATTAAATAATTATGGATAATCATTTTAATTATATATTAAATGGAATATATCATAAAATAAATATTAATTCATCTATAAAAATATCAAGTGATTATTTAGAAGAAAAACAATTATTAGGTATTAAATTTTTTATGAAAATAATAATTGATTTATTTGAATATTTAAATATTGATTATTGTTTAATAAATAAAACATTATTAGGTCAAAAAATTTTTGATGGAGTACATATTTTTGAAGATTCTATTGAATTATTGATTCAAAAAAATAATATTAAAAAAATAATTAAAGAAGAAAATTTTTTAAATGAAAATAATATTTATATTGAAAATAATTCTAAATATCTCTTATTAACTACTTATTTTTTTGATTATAAATTTAATTGTTTTATTTATTTATTTGAACAAAATAATAATACTATTTATTTTCATATAAATAATAATATAATTTATTCAAAATTTTATGATATATATCCATTAAAAAAAATAATATATGAGGAATTTAATGTATATATTCCGAATAAAATAATGAATGTTTTAGAAAGTTGTAATATAAATTTAAATTTTATTCATTTAAAAAATGATAAAATGATAATAAAGAAATTTTTAAATAAGAATACATATATAAGTTTTTTGATTATTTATTTGGTATTTTTAATTTATTCCTAATATTTCTTGAATAAATTTTGGGGTTAATTCATCTAAATAAAATAAAAATTTATTTTTAACACCAATTAAATGATATATACTTTGGTTATTAATTATAGATTCATATATTAAAATATAATAATTAGATTGATTTGATTTTATAATATTAAATCCTTGTTTATTATTATTTTTTTTTATTCTTTTTTCTAAAAATACTAAATTTACGTTGTATATTTTACTAAATATATTAAAATCAATAAAACATCCTTTATAATCAATTCCTAAAATAAAGTTCATTAAATCTTCATAATTTAATATATTTTTAATTTTTCTAGCACAATTATCTTTATATTCTTTATAAATATTATTTTCAATTTTATTCACATTTCTTGAATCTTTAACTTTATCAGACCAATATTTTACTAAATCAGCTTTTATTTCACTAACATCAATATCTTTATTTCTTGAAAAAAAGTCTTTGTTTGAATTTAAAGCATCTTTTATTATTTCAAATATATTTAATAATTGATCTTTTACTTTAAATTTATTTCCTAGCATTTTTGACCAATAACCGGACAATTCTTCATATTTTATATTTTCATTCTTATATTCTTCTTTTAAATATAAATTCTTATTAAATGCAAATTGTCTTGTTGTACTTTCTTCATATAATTTTCGAGTATCTACATAAATTCCGAAATTATTAAAAAATAGTTCATTTAATTTATTTTTAATTTCATCAGTATTAAATGTTTGAATAATAATATATTTTTTATCATTTTCAGGAATATAGTTTTTATCAATTATATTATCAATATCATTATTTAAAATTTCATCTCTTTTAATTTTATATCTTAATAATTCATCTAATAATTTAGATAAATAAAATTGATAATTATCTACATTTTTAAATAAGTCAATTAAATTTTTTTTATGTATATATAATTTACATTTTTGATTTACATTAATACAATGGGGGTCTGAATCACAACTAAATGTTGTTAAAATTTTATTTGATTTATGATTTAATTTATGATTTGATTTATTTTCTTTAGTATTTAACATCCAGCAAGGAATTCTTTTATTAGGTGTTTTATAAGTAAAAAAATCTATTTTTTTTTCATTAGTTGAAGTAATTTTACTAAATATTTCATTTAATAATAAATACATTTTTTTTCTATTTAATTTTAAATCTTTATTATTATATTCATGATTATTATAAATAATATTTTTTACTTTTTCTAAATAATTTTTATTTTTTTGTAAAAATATAGATAACTCATATCTTAATCTATTAAATGTTTCATCTTCAAAATTCTTTTTATTTATTTTTTCCACTCTTCTATCATTAATAATTATTTTTTGACTTATAAATTCATTAATATCAGAAAAATATTTTTTATTACTTATTTTCAAAGATTTATCTATATTATTTATTTTTTTTACAGGAATGATTCTATTATTATTATTTAATAAAGCAATAATATATTTTTGTTCTTTATTATCTAAAATTTTATAATCTATTTTATATTTTAAATTAGTATGTTTATTAATTTCTTGAGTTTTTGATAAAATAAATTTATAATCCATTAAATCACTAGAATCTAAATCTGGCTTCACTTTATAACTTAGTTGTTCTAATAACTTACTTGGTTTTATAGGCAAATATAATCCATTTTTTAATACTAAACCATATATTTTATTATAGGAATCCATATACTGAAGTTTAGGAATAAATTCTATACCTAATTTTTTAGATTTAATAGAATTTAATAATTCATTGATTACATATAATAAATCATAATCAAATTTATAAGCTAATTCTTTGTTTTCTAAGTTATATTCAATTATATTTTTTTTTAATACTTTTTCCCAATCTTCAGTATATTTTTCACTACATTCATTTTTACTTATTTCTAATATTTTTTTAATTTCAATCAACTCTGAATTATATATACATTTTTTTGATGCACTTTTACCATTTCCTTCTAAATAATATATTGGTTCATAATAATTATCCGTTTTTAACATCATAATTGTTTTTTTAGATTCATCATAAAAATGATATATATTTTCTCCTAATGGACATACTATTCTATTATTATCAAAAATTATTAAATTAACTCCTTCTTTAAATAATATATTTTCTCTTTGTATATAATCCCATAAATATTTATGATCAATAAAAACATTTTCATTTTTCAAATATTTTTTAAAATTATCAATAGCTGTTAAATTATGTTTTGGGTCATCAAAAATTTTTTCTAAATTAGATAAACTTCTAAATAAATCTACATTTAATTTTTCAATTAATATATTTTTCAATGTTTCTTCATTTATATTCATTTTATCAGTACATGAAATAATATTTATTAAACATGAAATAAATGATTGATTTTTTTTATGTTTTATTCCTTTTTTTAAATAACCTTTATTTAATTCTAAATATCCTGTTTCTAATCTTGTATTTAATATTCTACCTACTTCAGTTGGTAATGTACCATATCTATCTTTTTCTATTGGACTTACTTTTCCCAAAATATATATTAAACCATTTTTAGATGTTCCATTTTCAACATCTTCTCCTAAACATTTTTTATATTGAATAAATTTTTGTTTATATTTAATAGAATTTTGAGGAAACGCAAAACAACATGGCAAGCAATGATATTTATCTGGATGCTTAATTGATAAAAATCCAGGATAAATTTGATTTGTTTCTCTAATAATTACTTGATGAGAATTATTATAAGGACATAATGCTGTTACACATTGAGCTCCATTTCTTCTTAACACTCTTCTTTGAATTGTTTTTTCGTTTATTTCTTCTTTTGCTATTGGTATTTCACAACCTGGACACCATATGTTAGGGCATATATACCATCTTTGGAATTCTTCAGGTTTTGAACTATATTTTAAACTATATGTATAAGCATCTTTTCTAACTTTTGGATTGTCAGATGGATCACTTATTAATACTATAGGTTGTCTTCCTTGAGCAGCACCACATCTTGTAGAATATTGAACTTCTTTATTATTTTTAACATGAAATCTAAATAAATAATTATCATACATTTGAAGTCTTCTTAAATAATAACTTGGGTCATTACAAGCATCAGCGCATCTTCCTTGTTCTGGAATAGCATCATCACATTTTAATCTTAATTCAGGAGCAATATCATCTTCTTTAGAAACACCTGCACTAGTATTTGAATTTATAAATGAATCATTTGATAAATTTGATGTATTAGAAGATGAATTGTAGGATTGTGATTTATTTTTAATATTATTATCGTATAATTCATCTTCAAGTAAATCTAAATTTACTACATTAAAATTATTATTAAAATTAAAATTTTCCATTTTTTTTTTATTATAAGAAATAACAAAATCATCATTATTTAAAATATTTTTATTTAGATTTTTATTAAATATATTATTTATATTTTTATTTTTTTTTTCTTTTAAAAACATTAATAAAAAATTTTTAACAAAATTATATATCATATTAATTTGATAAAAATTAGTTATTTGATTTAACTTTACAGAACTATTTGTAATTTCTATTTCAACTCCTATTTTATATTCTGATTCAATTTTTCTTGTCATATATGAACTATATTTATTTTTCCATTCTATAATATAATTCTGAACATCTTCCTGAGTTTTACTATATTTTTTACTAATTATTTGTATAATACTAAAATCAGATTCTTCTTTTGATTTTAATATATCAATATCTTTAATAATCATTGACATTGGTATAAATCCGCTAATTTTTTTATACCTTAATTTAATTCCATTAATCAATCTTTGTTTATTTCTTTCATTTGCGTCTTTAAATTCATCGTATATATATTCAGGAAAACTTTTAGAAAAATCATATAACTCTTTAAAATCAAAATTTTCTTTTTTTAAAAAAGGAATATAAATATTACAAAACTTTAATTTAGTATTTTCTTTTAATTTTATTATATCATTTTGGATACTTATATCTGGAGGTTCAATTTTTGGTTGAACATTTATTTTTTTTGATACTATATTTTTATTAATTTCATCGACAAAAATTTTAGAATTTTTTAAACTATTTGAAACATCATCTAATTTTATTTCATCTGATGAATCAAAGCTTAATTTTATTGTTATTTCATTATTTTTTCTTAATATCAATGATATATATTTTGCTTCATTATTAATATCTTTTAAGTATTTTTTTAACATAATTCCATTTATTTTTGTTCCTATTCTATTTAATCCCATCCAATCAATAACTGTTTTTTTACTAATTTTTTCATTTTTAATTGCTTCTTTTGATAATAAAGTTAAAGGAACATCAAAACTTTCATCACCATATTTTATATAAGGTAATTGATTATCTAATTTTTTATCTCTTAAATAATCAAAAACTTGATATAAATCAATTGGAATAAAATTATGTTGTTGGTTTAATAATTCATTTACTTTAAATATCATATATATAATATTACAATCACCTAATAACTTATTATTATTTTTATATTTATTGAATATACTATCAATATTTAATTCTTTTTCATACATTTTCCCTTTTAATAAAAAATCTTTTTTTACATTTTCAAGATTATAATTTAAATTCATATATGGAAAATGTTTTTTAACAATAAATGAATAGTCATTTTTATCAAATTTAGATTTCATAGAATCATATATTTCTTTAATATCAGCAAAATATATTATATTCTCTTTTATTTTAATATAATCTAATAAATCATATATTAATGTATTTGATTCACTATTATTTATTGTAAATTTTTTTTGTCTTAATTTTTTAATATTATTAGATTTCTCATATACAAATGGAAGCATTTTTATTTTATTTCTATTAGAATCTTCATAATAAGGACCAATTATTTCATAATTATTATTCTCATCTTTTACCCATAATTCCTGATTTTCAGGTATTATATACTTATTTTCTTTATTATTTGAGCAATAATAAAATATTTTTTTCTTTATTACACTTAAACTATCATTATTTCTTATTAAATTATAAATAAATTTAATTTTAACTTTATCTTTAATATATTTTAACCATAATTGTAATTCATTTTTAAAATTTGTTTTTAATATATTTAATTCTTCTTTATTTTTAATATTTTCTTTGTTTTCTATTTTTTTTAATATTGATTTAATTGAATCTTCCATTAAACCAACAAATATATATACATTTTTATTTGAATTAGATATTTTTTCAACATGATATATAATATTATCAATATCTTTTACGCAAGACATATGAATCTACTATTTAATAATATATTTTTTAAATTATTTTTAAAAAATATAATTTATATTAAATAAATTTTATTCATTTTATTCATTTTATTCATTTTATTCATTTTATTCATTTTATTCATTTTATTCATTTTATTCATGTTATTCATGTTATTCATGTTATTCATGTTATTCATTTTATATTAAAAATATATTAATTATCTATTGGACTATCTGTTACTTTAATTCCGCAATATTCTTTTGGGTTACTTGAATAATCTTCTTTAGTATATATATCCATTTTTATTGCTTCATTTAATAATCTTTTAAAATTAGTCCAAAATTCATCCGTATGACCTACTGATTTTGTCATAATATGAGCTAATTCATGTATAGAAACAAATGTAATTGTATTCATATCTACAAATGATTCATTAGTGTCTTTTTGTCTAATACAAAAAACAATTTTTTCACCTTTATTAACACTATAAGATGTATATTGACTACTTTTTGCTGATTCAGATATATTATCTGGATTAAATTTTGTAGTCATTCTTTGAACAGCTTTATCATTTGGGTATTTTTGTTTCATTGAATCTATTAATTTTTCTAATTTTTTTCTTATTGTAGCTAACATATTAGCTGCTTCTTCTTTATCATCTCTATTTCTTACAATATATTCATTATTATCTACATTTGATTTCACAGATGTTACTTCATTCGAATATGATTCATAATTTGAATAACCTAATAATATAAAAGCTATAAGAGTTAATAAAACTATCAGATAATTAATATCTACATCCATATAATAACTAAATATAAATTTTTATATTTATTCTTTTTTAATATTTATGGAAAAAATAACCTAAATTAAAGTAATTCATGATTTTTTTCTATATCATCTTTTATATTTTTTATTTTTTCATTTTCTTTTTCTAATAAATTATTTATACTTTTAATTTTATTTTTTATCTTTGGAATAATTTTTTCATTATATTTTTTTACATAATTTTTCATTTTTAAAAATTTATAAACTTCATGATAATTATCAAAATCAATTATTAAATTAATTTTATATTTTCTATAAATTTCATCAATTAATGAAACAATATAAAATGCATAAAAAATTTGTATAAATAAATCTTTATTTGATAACTTTGGAAATTTTAATTTATTTATTTTAAAAACAACTGCTAATTTTTTTATTAAATCTTTTGATTTAAAATCATATTGATTTTCCATTAAATAATTATATTTTGCTAATTTATTTAAATCTTTAAGTTGATAAATATATATTTTATTTTCATAAGTTGATATATAATATTTTAATTTTACTAATTTATTAAATATTTTTTTTATAGTTTTTTGTGTATTATTACTTTTTATATTTAATTTAATTGATAATACATTATTATTTTTATAATTAGTTATATTTTCATCTTCAATAAATAATGATTTATTTTGAATTAAACATGTATATTCATTTATTTTTTTTTCTTTATACTTTAAATATTTACTAAATGTACCATTTTTTTTTATTCTTTCAAAATTAGGTATGCCACATACTAAACATTTAGTATCCATATTAATTAAAAATATTATTTTTATTAATCATAAATATTTATAATTATTTATAAATATTTTTAATTATTATTTCATCTTTAGATAAGATTAACAATTTAAAAAGAATAATTTCCATATGTTTTATTTAATCCTCTATTTTCTCCTACATATTTTCTTTGGGCATATGTAGTACATACAGGTCCTCTATCTGTTGTATATTGCGACGAACATTCTAAACTTGATTGATTTCTGGCAAACATAACCATTGAATCTTCAGGTAAGTCACTATATATCATTTCATTTTTCAATGGCAAAGGTGTTCCTTGTGGTAAAAATATTTTATTACTCTTTAAAGGAGGTTCACAAGGAGGAGATTTCCATGAATCTTTACATTTTGTTCTTAATTTTAAATTATCATAAGAACCTAAAACTCCTTTTCCAATATTAAATTGAACAGGAGCAGGGTCAGAGTAACTTGTTGCCATTCTTCCACTTACATTATTAATATTATTATTCATTATATAATAATACTATATTTTAATTTTGTATTATTTTTAAAATTTAAAAAATATTTATTTATTATTTATTTTATAAATTTATATTGTTTATTTACATAATATAAATCATATAGTATAACAATTATTATTAATAACAAATGCATAATCTTAGCATGTTTATTTCCAAATATAATATTTATATATGTATTAAATAAAACTACTTCATCAAAATTACATAACACATTATGCCATTTTGTTATTGGACATTTATTATTTATTAAAAATACTAATCCAGAACAAAATACAATAATTAAATGTAATAAATGATGTCCTAATAATAATGAACCTAAATAATTATAAACACTTATAAAATGATGAAAAATTAATAAATATCTTCCATATATATTTTTACATTTATTTATTTTATTATCCATTAAAATCTGTACATATACAAGTAATAAAAATAATAATACTCGAATAGTATAATTCATATATAATCATTAAAAACATATTTAATTTATATTTATTCATAGTTTTTTTTTGATTATTTCACTTTGAATATAATCATTTATATCAGATATATTTATTTCATGATCCACCAATTCCATCTCAATTTCATCCATATAATAATTTGTATATTTTATTTCTAATTTTTTAAATTCATCTAATCTTAATCCTAATTCTTTTATTAAATATTTAATATATATTTTATGATTATGTATTAATCCAAAATCATAAAAAGGTCCATTACATTCTTCAATTATTTCTTTAATATCTAAATCATTTATTTTTGCTTCTTTTATTTCATTACATTCATTTTTGAAAAATAGTATTGTATTTCTATTATATTTTTTTTCTATATTTTCTTGAATTTGTTCAATATTTAATGGAAAATCATATATATTTTCTTCAATATTTCTATAATTTATATACAATCTATATTTTTTACCTTCATATTTATATTTTACCAATATACATGAATCATCATCTAATTCACAATTATTATTTCTAAATATTTCTTCAAATATTTCTTTATTCAATTTATTAATATTATTTACTAATAAAAATTTAGTATTACTAATTAAATAAATATTTTCTATTTCATAATTAATTGTATAAATTTTAATTAATTCATTTATATTTTTTTCTATAAATAATTTAAATAAAATTATATTATCAATACAATTGTTGAATAAATCACTCAATAATACGTAAATATATAATAAATATGGATGTTTTACTAAAAATATAATTGTATTATATATTTCATTCATAATTTTATGATAATTATAATAATTTATAAAATCATTCATAATTTGAATAGTATAATAATCATATTCATTATTTTCTATTTCATTTATTATTACTTCAATATTTTCATTTACTTCAATATTTTCATTTAGCTCACCGTTTATTAAAACTGTCATATATATTTTGCATTTTTTTTCTTTAAGTTAAATTATTTAAAAAATATTTAATTTAATTTAATTTAATTAATTTTTAAATAATTTGAATTAAATTATTTAAAAAAATTGATTTAAATTATTACTTATATTATAATATATTAGTAATTATGAGCACTAAAATTCCTATTTTTAAAACTTTATCCAAAGAAACAAATGGTAAAATTTATGAATGGATTATTAAAATTAATAAAATTAATGATTCACATTATGAAATAGTCACTTTAAATGGTTATAGTAATGGTAAAAAAGCCGAACATAAAGTTGATATTAAAAAAGGGAAAGCTGGACGTTCAGTACTTGAACAAGCTATTTTAGAAACAAAATCAAAATATAATAAAAAAGAAAAAGAATACAGTACAGAGATATTTAAGCCAATGTTGGCAGATAAAGTAAAACCTCAATTATATGACACTAAGTCAAAAGCATTTAAAATAGAATTTCCTGCATATGTACAACCTAAATTAGACGGATTAAGATGTATTTCTTATTTAGAAAATGGAAAAATTATTTTACAATCACGTACAGGAATGAGATTTGAAAATTTCGATTTATTAAGAAGTCAATTAATGATTTTATTTGACATACTAGGTGAAAATGTTTATTTAGATGGTGAATTATATACTGATTCTATTATTTTTGAAGAATTATCTGGTTTAGTTAGATTAACTACAGAAAAAACTGATGATTTACAATTAGAAAAAATCAATTCAATTAAATATAATGTATTTGATATTTATTTTGTAAATTCACCTAACATGATTTATGAAGAAAGAAAAGAAAAAGTTGAACAATTAATGAAAGTGAAAAATATATTTTTAATTCAGTTGGTAGATTCTACATTAATTCATAGTTTTGAAGAAGTTGATTCACTTCATGATGAATTTGTTTCCAATGGATATGAAGGAATTATGATTCGTGATAAAAATGGACTTTATGAACCTAATAAAAGATCCAAATATTTACAAAAATATAAAAAATTTATGGAAGAAGAATTTAAAATCATTGACTTTAAAGAAGGAAATGGTGATGAAAAAGGATGCGTTATTTGGAGATGTATTAATAAAGATGGAAAAGAATTTAGTGTAAGACCTAAAGGAACACGAGAACAACGTAGAGAATATTTTAAAAATGGTTCTAAATATGTTGGTAAAAAATTAACAGTTATTTTCCAAGAATATGAAGACAGTGGAATTCCACGATTTCCTGTTGGAAAAGATATTCGT